GTATTTCTACCCCTCTCTTCCTATCACAATCAATCAACTAGAATGGTAAGTTGTCATCTGTTGCTTGTCCGTTTACGATAGCATTAGCTACCTCTATCTTTTCTTCTCTGGAAGAGAAGTGATTGTCATATGTAGTCTCCTTCTTATCCTCTTCCATAACCCAACTCACAAATGAGTCCGCTACCTTTAGAACATCTGTGCTCTTAGCACCTTTGTCTTTTAAGAGATCAACTGCTGCTTTTAAACAGGATTGCTTAACAATAAGTTTCTGCTTGTCATCCGATCCTGATGAATAACCTCCTCCAGAATATCCACCACCTGAGAAACCACCTCCCTGATTGTAGACAGGCTTGATGCGATTACCATATTGAGTAGCATTCAACTCATACTCTGCTTCCATTCCAACTACGAACTTAGTCTGATCTGGTTTAACTGAAGAGTATTCTCCTGAATCTCCGTTGTCAAATGTTAGAGCGAACTTGTATAAAGTTCTTCCATCCTTTAACTGATAATCTCCCTGCGGATTGACCGCAACTACTTTTGCTTTCTTCATTGTTATTTACTTGATTGATTAATAATGTGCACCTCTAGCATTGCTAGTCTTTCTTTCATCCATTCGCTTCCTACTCTCTCTGCGAATCCTTCTAGATCATCAATGATCTGATAAATGTTCTCTGTATTCATATCTCCGTTCAATTTATTTCTGATTCAATCATCATCAAGGCTTCAGTCTTAGTAATCCATAATCCATCCATGTATTCACTAATCTCAAAATCATCACTCCAGACCGCCCATTTCAACTGACCTTCTATTTCTATGTCATGTTGTATATAGATCAGTCCTTTTGGATGATTGATTTTGTAAAATCCTTTGTTAATCTTTTGAGGTTTCATATCTCTCTCTTAAATTCTTTAACGAAGAAAAAAAGAATTTTTCAATTACGAAAGATTTTCTCAAAAAAGTTTGTTGATTATTTTCCCTTCCACTAAGATAACAGAGGAGTTTTTTGGGATATCGTGGGCAGGTTCAATCCTTACCGCCTTAATATATTTTTTGTTATCATCAGCTATCATTCCTGCATCAACCAAAGCGTCCTGAGCAAATTTGATAGCCATTATGCAGTTGTCAAGATCGTACCTGTAATTAACCTTAGCGGTGATTACGCAATACTCAAACTGAAAGTCATAATCTAACTGAGCAGATATGATCTCCTTCCATTTGGTTTTTTCTCTAGATCTGAATGTCCAATGAGGTGAGGAGTAGAATTTGTTTAGGCTAGGGATCTTGCCTAAGATTATCTCTATTTTAGTATGATCAGTCATATCCTAATCTCTCAGCATACTCTGAATCAATCTCTGCGATCATTCCTAAGTATCTTCTCTCTTCTTCCTTAGCATAGATCCTTTCTTCAGAAGTTGATTCCTTACCTAAGTTTTGGAATAACATAGCCATCTTGTGAAGATATTTATCAATGTTAGGATCTCTCATTTGCTTCTTTGATTTCGTATACTACTCCATTGATTGTTAGCTTAACGCTAAACCCTTGAACTGCCCAAGCAGTATATCCCTTGTCATTAAGGCTAACCGCTAAAGTCTGTGCTTCTCTCATTGTCATACGACCTGTTCTGTTTGATAATACTTCCAGAAATTAGAATGATCAGATCTCTGTTCATCATGAAATCCAAAATGCGATAAGAAGTGATTGTTATAATCATCTTCTATCTTACCCATCTCTATAGCTATACTCTTTTGTCTTCTAGTCATAATATCTCTCTGTAAGAGAGTAAAATATATATTGTATATAGTATATATAGTATATATAATAGTTACTTAAGTAACTTAATAAGACCGAAGGTATAAAGGATTATTGAGATAATCAAGATATATAGATACTTCCTATCAAAGTTCTTTTCCTGATAGATAAGCTGAGGTACTTTAATCTCCTTTTGAATCCTGATAGTATCACTAGGACATTGAACATCTACCTCTATAGTGTCGTATACCCTCCTAAGATCAATTCTAATGCCGTTTCTCTCTAAAGTGATAGTATCTACTTTCTCAAGAATTAAAGTGTCTCTAACCTCTTCTTTTTGAGTTATGATTAGAGTGTCCACTTTCAGGGCAACTGAATCTAGGATCTGAGGATCTTTTGCAATCGCACGATTTAGGTGATACTTCGCACCACAAGACCAAAAAAGCAGCCCTATTAGAACTGCTCTTATTACGAGCCACATGCTTCGCAATCTTCAGGATTATCAATGTTGCAACTAGGTTGCTCTTGGTCTGTTAGTTCATCAATAAAGTCTGCAAAACTATCTTGGTTCATTTCTTTGTGAGTCATTATATCCTTTTTCGTATTCTAAGTGTTTTTCAATATTGTAAATCCTTCCCTCTAGATTCTCTATGACTAGAATCTTTTTATCTAATCTTTCATGCACTACATTCAACTCCATCTTTAGGGATGAGAACTCAGCATAAATACCACCTGCTGCAAATACTGCTGCAACAAGCCATATCAACATAGACCAATTTTCTTTTAGAAAAGTCTTATTCTCCTGAGCCATTGCCCTTGTGCATTAGATACCAACGCTGCGCAGTATATCCTATAGAGATTAGGAGCAGCGCAATCTTCAATGCCATCTCTATATGTGCGAAGCTAATCGCAAATGTACTTGCGTTAAGCAACATTAGTTTTATATCTGCTTCATTCATTTCCCTGCAAACTTTTCTAGACCTGCAATACCAAAACTCCCAAGAGTAACGAATACAAAAGAGTTGTATGTAAATTCATTAATTGCTAAATCTTTCCCACAAGCACCTGTAATCACATCAGCAATCATTACTAATATCATTACTGCAAACGACATAAAGCCTATAATGGTCTTTTCATTCCAATCGTTGCTGTTCTTAAATATCTCAATAAAACTCATATCTTGTTTTCTCATTTACACGAACTGCTCTAAGCACTTCGCCTCTATTTCTTCCTGATCTCTTATAACTCACATGAACCCAATCAGGATCTGACTCATTACCAAACTCCCAGATAAGTTGATCAAAGGTTAGATGGTCCTTGATATATTCAAAGACCTCTCTATTAGATAACCCACTATAAGAAGGGCAGTCTATATCTAAAGCCTCACCTTTTGAATGTTGTGAAGCAAGACTTCCACCGATAGCATCATTCAACTCCTTACTTCTATATCCTGAGGAGATCATAATAGGCACTTTAAAATAATCCCTCATAGGCTGAAAGATATTCTCTGCTACTGCCTTGAGATTCTCCATATGCTCAATAGCAGGTTCATTGGAGATACCTCTTCTTTTAGCAGTTGCTGATTTTGTAACCTCAGCCAATGTCAAGTTCTTACTCAGTTTCATCTTTGTAGATCTTACCTATACCCTGATTCATGTAATCACCTTCGCAACATTCTCTGGAATATCTCTTCCCATCTTTACAAAGGCATCCTCTCCTCTTGTCCTGAGGAACATTGTAACGATCCTTACCCATTGATCAGATCTTCACTTGGCTCTGGAAAGTATTCTGGGTGAAGTGCCTTACAAGCCTCTGTCCATTCCGCAATAGCAGAAGATGAACCGAAAGTATGAACACCTAATGGCGCACACCATACCATAGCACTATCCCAAGACTCTACAGGCTCACCATCCCATAGTACATCAATATGGTAGGTAGAAGATAGTACGGCTTCAGTGATTACTTCACCTTCTTCATCGTATGTACCTTCTTTCTCTACGAGATTACCGAGATGTACGATAGCGTGAGAGTGAGTAGGGTTACCTTCCTCATCGTGTGGTAAGGCATTCAGTTTAGTTGTTGCTGCTCCTTTAGAGCCGAATGAGTATTTTCTAAATGTTTTCATTATAGTGTTGTTAAGTCTGCTAATTCTGTATCTGTTAAAGCGGTGTTGAAAGTGAGGATTTGTTTTACATTTCCATAGAAAGGGAATAAAGAATCTGATTTTCTAAATTTAAAACTTAAATCACTCAATGCTGATGCGAATGAAAAAGATTGAGTGCTTTGAAACACCTCTATTCCATCAATCCAAATTGCTGAATCTCCACTTTTGTATTTGAAAGCAATTTTATAATATTTATTATTAGTTGAACTGATGCTTTCATTATTGAATACAACTGAATTATTAGCAGTAATTCTAAAGAAAAATTTATTTGATGGGTTAAAACCTATCTGTAGAGAATTATTAGCATCAGCACTTATTGATAATGTACTATAATCAGAATTATTTTTTTTTAAAATATTAGCATACAACACCCCTTCAGTAGAGTTAAAGGTAGAGGCATCTCCAGCATCATTACAAACATCAGCAGTCCTCGTTACACTACTCCCATAGGTAGGGATGTAGGATGTTGCGTAGGTCGCATCTTGCTCCCATTGATAACCATAGATATATACATAGTCCCCAATGTTTTGAACTACCCTTTGGACTCCTGCCGATACTTGGAATTGTCCATTAGTCCCTGCTCTTTGGGCATTGACTACGGCAATACATCTATACCAACCATTGCCCATATCTTGAATATCTGCATCAACATAATAAGGACTGCCTGTTGGAGCAGATACTGAACCTGCTCCTAAATCATAATTGAAGAACAAATCACCTGTACTCATATCATAATAAGTAATAGTGAAGTCATCAATGTTACCTGCTTTAGCATAAATGCTCAAGGCTTGTTTTTGATTGTTTTGTACGATGTTAAAGTACCTTGCCCATTGGCTGCTTGGAGCAGAAATCAAAGCACTTAATTTAGTAGCATTGTTACCGCCATCAGGAGATATTGCTTCATTTGCTGACATAGAAGCATTGACCGCAGAAAGACTTTCTAAATACTCGGAATGAGGAACAACATTCGTCCTCAATGGCTCTAACAATAGTGCAGGACACGAACTATCCGTATAGTCCAATCTTGGTACATTATCAGTAATACCTCCCTCTACGGCAGCAGCAGTTGTTTCTATGTAGTCTCTTGCTACAAGTCCCTGCTCAAGTTGGGCATCTTGGATGTAGATTGAGCCATTTGTGCCGAAGCCATTATTATCGGCAATTGCAGAATAAATTCTAACTTCTGTTGTGTTTACATTAACAGAAACCGAACATTTATACCAACCACCACCTACTGATTGAATGTTAGCATCAATTGCATTAAGAGATGTACCTAAAATTCCATTTTGTAAATCAAAATAAGAATCGTAAATGTTTGAACCATCATAACACGCTACTCTCACGAAATTATAAGAACCCGCTTTTGCATATACAGATAGTGTTTGGACACCGCTTTTTGATATACTTTGGCGAACACTTGAAAATACATCAGTGGCATTAAGAAGCCAAGCATCATTACTACCATCGTATCCACTTTGTCCACTTGTTAAAGTAGCATTCGTTAAAGTCCAAGTAGTATCAAACTTATTACTCCGCAAGAGTTTGTTTTGAGTCTCCTTCTCTATATTACCATCTGCATTAACTCTCGTAGCAGCAGATGAACGAGTGAAAGTAAAATCACCATCACCATTAGTAGGCTTCTGCGAGTAGACCTTTCCTGTCTTTGTACCGCTTGGTATTAAGACCAAACTTGATTTGTCGTATATACTCATATCTTATTTAGTTAATGCGATACACTCGCTATCAGTTAATGCCGTAGGGAATACGAGGGCTTGTCTGTTTGTTGTTCTATTTCCCGTGTCTGTAATTGTCCGTAGCTGTCCAATCAATAAATCATTCCAACCCGATTGAAAGGTTGTGGTATTTGAAATAGTGGCTTTTAAAGCACCATTGACAAATAGCTTTAATGTGGAACTTTCAAAAACTCCTACTATTTTAACACTCCCCTCGCTAACGCTATCTGGTGATGCAAGTGCAACATCACTTGAACCCGACCTTGCGTTCAATGTTGGAATGCCAGATGAAACATACATAGATGCATAGCTTACATTGTCGGATGTGTTCAAAAACGACATTAAGAATTCAGAACCTATTGATTTAATTATAGATTCAGAATATAGAGTGAACGGATAAGATGTAGGTAATGCACTTGAATTATTTAATAAACAAGTATCTTTAGACCTCGTAACCGCAGAACCATATGTAGGTATGTAACTTGTAGGGTAAAGGTTTTCCTCAAGTTGAAATCCATATACTGAAATATCAACTGATGGACTATAACCCGAAGCACTTGAACACTCAATACCTGCGTTGCAAGTTGCGTTTGCTGACTCCCCATATTCAAATCTTTGCCATTCTGGAGTTACTTCAATTTGTTTCTTTCCACCCCCATCAAAGTGCATCTTCATTGTATAGGTATCAGATGTATTTGATTTAGCATAGAAAGTCAATGTATGGTTACCACCACCACAAGAAACGCCATCTCTTAAGACTACCCTATCGCCAACCGATGTAATGTCTGCTACAAATCTTATGGCATTTTGTACACCTTCGGGAGAAACTGCATAATTGTTAGTTACCGAATGGGTATTTGTTCCTGTTTGATAAATTCCTAAAGCCCCACTACCATAGTATTCACTAAATAAAAACTTGTTACTTCTTTGAGGCTCAAGTAAAAGAGCAGGACACGAAGCACCACCACTATAATCTAATCTCGGTAAGTCCTCTAATATACCTGCTTGTGCAGTAGAAGCACCTGTCTCAATGTAGTCAGTAGCTACGAGACCGCTTTCTTGTTGAGCGTTTTGTATGAAAACACTATCTCCCGCAGTACCATTAGTTGAGTTACCCGCATTAGCAACAAACCATAACGCATAATTTGGAGATGTTCCTTTATGTGTAACCTTTAGTCTATACCATCCACCGCCTACTGATTCAGAAGATGTTTGAATAAAATCATTACCCGCTTGGTGACTAATGCTTCCATCGGTTAAATCAAATATACAATTAGATGAACCTTGACCCGCAGTATCAGTAATTCCTAAAAAGTTACTATTTCCCGCTTTTGCATAGATTGAATTAGTAACAACGCCCGATGTATTAGAGGCTTGAAGCAAAATAGTATAATTACGGGATGTGTTAACTACTATTTCCCAAGCATTATTCGTTCCATCATAACCCTCTTGTCCACCACTTTCATTTAAATATGTACTTCCCCAAAAACCATTTGAAAAGTCATTGCTATACTTCAATAAATTCTCTCTACCCTTCTCAATAAGACCATTAACATCTACCCTTGTAGCAGCAAGATTTGAACCCCTGCTAAATGTGAAGTCCCCACTACCATCAGTAGGGCGTATGCTATACAACTTACCATCCTTTACCGCACTCGGTATCATTACTAATGATGCATCCTTATACAGACTCATATCAATTCGTTTAATTCGTTAATCGTACAGGTTCTCGCTTCCGTATCGCCTCCTGCTAATTCTACTCTGCTATCATAAGCATCCATCAATTGTCTGCCTCTATCCGCTTGTGGGAATCTTCTCAAAGATTTAGAAACACATTCAAAAGCCTCCATCGTAGCACCATCCTCTAATGCTCTTTGTTGGAATTGGGCAGGATCTAGAATATAGAACATTGCCGATCCCCAACCTATTGTATTTGTGAATGCATCTCCTGATCCCCACCATGTGGATCCGTATATCGCACCATATCCTTTCTCACCCATTTTTCTTATTCTTTTTCATGAGATACTTCTTCAACTTCTGGATGTTCTCCACTTTCGGTTTATAGGTTTGCTTTACTATAAAACCCATCCATTGAAGTTTTGATTCTTACTAGGGTACATATCATCATTAGATGAAGTGTTGTACTCTGGATATTTTGAGTTGTAAAACGCCATATGATCTACAAATCTACGAGCATAATGCTCTGCAACATCTCTTTCTTTCTGTACTAAATAATCAAGATCCTCCTTTGTTACACTCTGACCATTCTCTGATCCCTTAGTGTAGATGCCTCCATTTGCTACTTTAAAGTGGATATAAGGCAATATCTCTATTGCGGCATAGTGGATTACCATATCCTGAATATAGTTCGTAAAAAGGCTTAAATAGTCTCCTGATAAACTATCACCATTGATATCACTTGCTATCTTATTGAATAGCTTAGTTCCTAAAACACTCTGAATATGGATATCCTGAGCGATCTTAATGAATTGAATCATCTGATCACGATCAACATTTCCGTTAATCCCTGTTCTCTTTATAACATCAGCAGGGCTGACAAATAGTATCTGTGCCATATTAGTTCAATTTTCCTCTGTTCGGCATATCAATAGGGCGAGTATTTGCAGTATCATAATCCTTAGGATTGATCTTGCTCTGAGGAACACCTGCTGCCGAAGCCTGTGAAGGTGCTACTCTCTTATCATTCTCTAATGCCTCTGTCTGACTCTTTGGTAAGAACTTACCTCCTGATCTCTTTCTAGTGTAAATCAATCGCTGCCATTTATGATGACAATACGCTCCACCCTTATACTTAAAGATAGAATATGTGCTTCTTCCCTTAGGTGAGAACTCTCCATTAACTCCAGAGAAACTCATTTGATTGATATCCTCTTTTCTATAGACCTTCCCTGAATCAGACAATCCAACCATCTCAACACAGAATGTTCTGCTATTAGCACTTAATGGTCCTGAATACTTATAACGAATCTTAAACATACCTGAATCTCCTGAAGATCTCTCCTCAGCATCACCATATGAAGAAACCGCAGCCATGTTCACAGAAGTGATAGCCTCTACGATCTGATCCTCATTATCTGGATCTGATATATCCTGCACCGCAGTTAATTCCCACTCCTCTTCATTGACATCTTCTCCCTTATCAGCAAGGTATTCTAACCACTCCTTTTCATCCTCTTTAGTGAACTCAGGATCTGCAGCCATCTTGATTCCTGTTTCTTCCTCTACCACTTCCTGATCATCTACATCCTCAACCTCTGTAAACTCTAATGGAGCAAGAGTCTTGAAGTATAAACTCAAAGAAATATTATTGAAGGCTAGGATCTGATCTAAGGCATCTATGACCTGATTCTGCTTAGGTCTGATCACACTATTATCAAACAAGGTAAATGCGGTCTTAATCTCATCAGCATTGTTACCTAATCCTGTCTGATCCTTAACACCAAACAACATAGGGCTAGTGATCCTATGACCTACTAAAACCTTCTGTTGTGATTCTCTAGAAAGGAACTCATACTGATTATGAGCATCTGATAACTGAACAGGCTCAATAGAAGCAGCAGTATCCGCTGAATCATTAAAGGAAAGAATGAACTTCCCTGCATTGCTTGATCCTCCCCACTTCTGCTTAATCTGAGACTCAATATTATCTCTTTCCTCCTCTGGTGGTACTCCGTTATTGAAGTTCACGATCATAGAAGGAGCAAGTCCGTTCTTGATGTTATTGATATGGTAGTTAGCTACCTCACCCTCTAACTCTGCATAAGGTAATGCACCTTGATAATCAACAGGGGAGTAATAGTAAGAGCCACTGCGATAAGGTCTGAAGTATAAGATCTCAACTTTATCTCCTTGTGAGCCATAACCAAAAGCAGGAATGCGATCAACACCTTTCTTAGATCGTACCTCTTCCCAATCATAAGCATAGTAGTATGCTTCAATCTCTCCTTCATCATTACACTTCTCTGCTCTTAAGCATTCAACAGGCATATGGTATACCTCAACGATCTTGCTTTTGTTCTGATTATAGATTAGCTGAAAAGCACCATTACCTAACATATAGTAATCATTGATTACTTTCTTCAACTCATCATCCTTAATCAACTTCCTTAGCTGAAGATATCCTTCTGGATTCTTACCCGAATCTGTAGCATCAATACCTTGTCCAAAGATCATATCAATGATCCCAGAGGTTACTGCATTGTTTGTAGGAGATCCATTGAATCTATCTATCAGGTACTGAAAATAATCATTATCATCTCCATATTCTACCCAACCCTTTCTTGCATTTTCACTTACAACAGGGCTAGTATAACTAGATAGTTGCACGAACTTGAACTGACTATTCTCCATAAATCTTAAACTCGTTATCCATCGTTTTCTCTGTTGTAGCTAACTTAGGTTGATAAGTACCTACTGAAGATCCTGAAGGAAGGATATACATCTTGTCTTGTGAAAGTAGTTTGATTTTGCCCACTTCCCAAATCTTGATTACATAAAAACTCTCTGCTACTAAAGCAGAAACATCATAAGAGAAGGTTAGAACCTTTCTGAAGTCATCATATGATCCAGATATAGCAGTATCTACTTTCTCTATTCTTTGATCCTCAGATATAATCTCCATCTCAAAAGACTCTGTTGTAAAGTCCCTGAGATACATAGTTATCTGTGGAGTTGTATTTTCTTCTACAATTATCATCTAATTATAAAACCCAAAAGGAATATAATGGTTACATTTGCATAGTTCATCTCTCTTAGGTAGCATTGCTACCAAAAAAGAAGCCCCTCCGTAATGGAAGGGCTTTTTTGATTGTATTAAGATCAGATCTTAGATGTCAGAAATAACTGCAGCTTCAGCAGTAATCGTAGCATCTATGAAGTTCGCAGGGATCTTCTCCTGTGCCGTAAACACCAAAGTGTAACCACTCATATCTCCCATTGCAGCACCTGTTACGATTGTACCACCTGAAATATCAGCACCATAGTCCAAGCCCATCATGAACTTGTTTCCGTTGTTATCCTCTACAACTACATGAGGACGAGCATAAGCAAGTAGTTTCAATTGGTTGTGAGTTTGCTTAGATAGTTTTTTGAAGTTTAGATTCAAAGTTTGCTCAAAGAAAGTAGTACCATTCTCACGAGAAGATGTTACCGCCTGTTCAAAACTTGAGTTCCCTTTTACTTGAAACTTATACCAATCAGCATCACCGCCAATTGCATCAATTACATCGGTATCTGAACCATCATATGTGATAGCACCTAATGTACCGAAGTCCGCAAAGTATACTGCCGTGATCCCACCAACAACATCTTTACAGGGTTCGTTTCTTCCTTTTGTTAATAGACAAGCCATATATTTTTTTTATTAAAAAAGGGCAGACAAGCACTAGCCTACCTGCCCCTTAATTATTAACTAAACTACTTTTTAAGTGTAGTATACAATGTCAGCACCAATACCGATCTGAACACCTGCAGTAAAACGCATTACTACACGAACATTCTGCGAACCATCAATGTCAGCCATATCAATAAGTTTCACTTCGTTATGGTCAGCCAACAAACCTGTACCGAAGAACAAGTTGCTCTTCTGAGCAGCTACCATATCGTTGTTAGCCATACCTGGACATACGAACAACTTAACACCATCAAAAGCTAGATCGCTTCCGTTGAACCAAGTAGTACCTTCGTTATTCACACCATTAGCACCAAGACCTGAAGCACCGAATCCACCTAACGCACGAACATAAGCACGAGCAACATTGCTAGAAACATAGATGTAAAGATCTTCTTTTCCGTATACTGCGGTTGGGA